TTGTGTACCGGCTGCCGCCCATTGTGTCATCTGCGTATTCCGTCACCCGGATCAGGTTCAGGGAATGTTCCCTGGCGTAGTTGTTCAGCGTATCTTCAAACACTGCTGAACCGTCACCTAGGTCTGAAACATCACCCAGCACCACCAGATCCTGCTTCTGAATTGTCCAGTGCTTCCTGGCCGCTTCGTCATCCAGCTTCGCATATTCCAGATCCGGCAGGTATGTCCTGCCGTCCTGGATTTTTGCCCGGATAGGTACCCGGATCTTGTACTGCACGCTGTCCGACCATACACCGTTCCCGTTCACCGTGGCTCCCTTTGCTTCCACATAGGACACACCACGGATCAGGGTAGGCATATACTTGTTCCTGCGGCTCCCGCTGTCAACCCTGCTATTAAATACAGTCACAGCAGTCACATTTGTGATCATGTCCGCACCTCACTTTCCGGGCCAGCCAGCCCGTGGGAAGCAGGTATTCACGGATCACCTGGTACATACACCGCTTTGCATATTCGTCAACCGTTTCCCCATCTTCTCTGGAAACAATAAATGACACAGACAGGCCATCCTTGCTTTCAGATTTCAGGTTTCCACCTTCTTCCATTTCCTGTTCCGCAGCATAGCGGGCTTCCGCCGCAGCGCACACAGCCGCTTTTATAGCGTCCATGTGCGCCGTGTCTGCGAAAATATCACCGTTCAGGTACGTCAGATAACGGATATAGGCTTCCGCTTTCCGGCTGGCGGCGGGGAATGTGGATTCCGTCAGATCAGTGCCGCCGTATGTGTCCCGGTAGTATTCAAAATCAACGTACATTCAACCGCCCCCTTTCCGCCATCATTCTTCTGCCAGCTGCGAACCGGTAAAGTCCACGGTGAACACCACCGCTTCCTTGTCATCCTTAACCGTCACTTTCTTTTCAGGTGTCAGGTTTTCGATCCGCACAATCAGTAGCAGGTCACTGTCAATCTTGACTTTCAGATCCCCATTCGTGCGCCCGGAAACGGTCAATTCCTTGCCCTGATACTGTGCATCTATAGCAAGCGGGAAGAAATGACCGGATTTTTCCTTATCCCCAAACAGTTCACTGAAATCTTCCAAGTTTTTGACCTCACCGGAAGCAGTACCGTCAAGGCCGTCCCACTGGATGGCTGCGTCCGCTCCAATCAGGTCACTGGCCTGTTTTTCCGTACCTGTGCCCATACTCTGGGACTGATCGGGCACTTTTACATGATCAGCCCCTGTTATTCCCCCGCCGGTGTCAGGATAGCGAACGGGCAGCGCTTTGTCTTATCCTTCGCCATAGCGTTGATCGGGTTCGGGATCTCCCATCCCAGACGCATGACAGCACGCAGGGCCACCATGTCATTCTGCATCAGGTTGTAGAGGATGTCACCGCTGGACGGATCCTGAATCACACCCTGATCAAACAGCTTGTAGGTGATGTCCTGCCGGATAGAATACACCAGCTGGCTGAAATCGCCGGAAATCATCAGCGCCTTTGTCTTATCAAAGGCCCCGTTGTTCGGGAAGTTCATGGGCGAACCGTCCAGGGTGTAGTTCGTCCCGGACTGCATATCACTCTTGAAGATCGGCTGGCCGGTGGTATCTTTCAGCCCACGCAGCTTTGCACGCATGGAAATGTCAGCCATGTGGCCGTTGACGAAATAGCCGCTGTTTTCCACTTTGGCAATAACGCCATCTTCGCCCATGATAGAATCATACAGATCCTTGCCAAGCTGCACCGTGGCCTGTGCCTTTGTGACCGTGGAAACCAGGTCATCCCGCCAGGTGGTGGGCTTGTCAACACCGAACAGCACAGCGCCGTCAATCTTCTGGCCGAACGCTTCCACCAGACGGGGACGGACTTCACCCCAGATGTCATAGTCAGCATCATCCAGCACGGCTTCCGGGATAGGCACGATCACGGCAATTTCTTCCGCATAAATGATCTTTTTATCCCACGCCATTTTGGTGATCTTCTTCTTTGCGTCCTTGCCCTCACCGTTGACAAAGTACGCAACCGGCAGCAGATCCAGCACCGGCATCTTGTACTGGGAACTGGTCATGTTCGCCAGCTTGCGGCCACGCTGCAACACAGCGGACTGGGCGATCACGCCCTGAATAATTTCCTTGCTTTCCTGCACCGGGATCAGGGATTCCGCATCCCCCCTGGTGATCGGATCGTTTTCAGCGAAAAGCTGTAAGTCAATAAATTTCTTCTTCATTGTCATATCCTCACTTTCTTAATTGTGTCCAAACGCCCGGCGAATGGAACTGTTAATGATGTCATTGGCGTTCTGGCTTGTGCCGGATCCGCCGTCACTGGTTCCGGTGGAAACGACCTTGAACCCCGTACCGGTAAAGCGGGGATTCTCTTTCAGGAAAGCGTCTGCGGCTTTCTTGAAGTCCGTCTTGTCATCCACCTTCTGACTGACTTTGAACAGAACATAGTCCAGATCTTCACCCTTCACGCCCTTGTCCCGCAGATAGCTGGAATTTTTCATAGCTTCCAGTTCTTTGCGGGCATCGTCCCGTTCCCTGGTGATTGCCGCCACGTCCGGCTGCTGGGCCGCTTTCTTTGCTCTGTAGTCCTGGATCGCCGCAGTCACTTCCTGTTCGCTCATGCCCTGCTGCTTGAAGTAGTTGGCAAGGGCGGCGTTCGTGGCGTGCTGCGCCCTGGCATTGGCGATCTGTTCCGCCTGTTCATAGCTGTATGTTGGGTTATTCCCACCGGCGCTTCCACCCTGGCCGCCGTTACCAGATCCACTGGCTCCACCCGCACCAGATCCACCGGTGCCGCCATCGCCGCCGTCAGCGAAAAGCTGTAACATAAACCTGTGCTTCATTGTCTTTTCCTCACTTTCATGTGATGTTTTCCCGTGTTTTACGCCCCGTCAGGCATGAAAAAAGCACCCATTTCTGGATGCTTTCATTCACCGTAGTCAAATTGTATCACCGTGTCATCTGCAATACTGATCATACCCAGATACCAGGTATCTATCAGGGCCTTGCCGGTGTCCGTGGTTTCCTGCCACTCAATACACACATTTCCGGGCGCTACACGCTCATATAAGGTCATATAAGCAATATGTTTCAGCCCTTCTATAAGTGTTTGGGTAAGTACGGAAACAGCCGCACAGACAATATCTGAACCATACGGCGCTGTGTTTGCGTGCCCTGTCACCTGAATCTTGTGCGACGTTATCAATACCTTGATCATTCATTCACCCCCCATGAAAAAACCGCCAGCACCTGCTGACGGTTCATTTCCTGTCTTTGAAAAATTCAGCCCATTCAGGGTTTTCTTCATCAAAGATTTTCACTTGTTCCGCTGTCATGTTATGCGGATAGTCCGCAAAAAGGTTCAGTTCATGCTGGCGGTCAAAACTGAACACCCATTCACCCACCCGGTCAGGTGTATCTTTCCACCAGATAGCATCGGTTTCATTGTTTTTGTACCATTCAGCTTCACTTGACACCGCCACCAGCCCCTTTCTGTTGTTTATCCTTTGCAGTATTGATATATTCCATCAGTTCCGCAAATTCAGAGTTATCTTTGAATGAATCCACTTCCATGACCACCACAGAACTGTCAAATTTGAAGGTGCTGCCGAACATCTTCACAGTTCTTTGGGTTTTCCGGCAGCCAAACCGCTGCGCAAGCGTTTTCTGCACCGTCCCATAGGGATAGTCAAGCGCCTGCCACCCGTTTTCATAGCCAGATTGCAGTTCCAGGTATTCATCCCCATACGGCATCCGGCGAATAATAGCGGCGTGTCTGCCCGTTGCCAGGTAGTATTCTTTATTATACTCTAAACTGTTGATAATGTCCATAGTTCCAGAAATTTCTTTCTGCACCTTCGTCAAGCTGCCCTTCACACCATCCAATTCCAGGAACTTGTAAATATTAGCGTTCAGTGAAAACACGCTTTGACTACTGCCACCACGGAAGTCAGTTACATCAAGGCCGCATTTATTGGCGATATAGGAAAACGCCAGGGAAGAACAGGATCCTTTTGTCCGGTCAGCACCGGCCAGTTTTTCAATGATCTGTTCTGTAGTCAACGGCTTTTCCAGTTTCTTAACCGGAACCCGCTCAACACCGCTTTTCTTGATATAGTCCATGATTTCCGTGAACGCCTTTGTGGGCGCCTTTGCCGCTTGCGCCGCCTTTGCAGCACGTTCAGCGGCCCGCACATCTGCCCTGCGCTTCTGTTCAGCCCGTTCCCTGGCCTTGCGTTCCTGTTCCGCC